TGGTACAATTTCATGTTCAACAGGTTCAACTGCATGTTCCTCAACTTGTGATGCAGGGCTTTTAGATTCTCTAATTAATCCTACCATGATTCCTCCTATTTATTCTTCATTGTCTTTCGTTATACCTGGTCCTCCGAACGATATTTTTCTTGAATAGTAGAACGCCCCACCTTGTTGAGGTTTACGTTTATGCGGTCTTATTTGCTTCCAAGGTTTCTTTTTGTATTTCATAATGTTTCTCCTTTTGATTTATTTTAAAGTTGCCCGGATTCACCCACCTTGCCGGGCCTTATCCTCTTAGCTGATATTAGCCGCCCTCGTAACAATTACTACCTCCCTTACCACCATCGTTGATAAGATCTCCATTATCATCTGGTAAGTTAGCTATAGGTGGATTAGGCTCTGGAGCTGCTGGGACCGAAACCGCTACATCTGTTCCAGTATTTTCGATCTCACCCTGTGACTTGAACGCAGCTGGTATCGATACAGCCCTGTTACGCCGGTTGATGCACCTTTGATCTTCTGGATTTTTTTCACAAAACCAATTCCAGAATTGTGCATCGGGAATCACCTTGTACTTAACTCCCTGATAATAAATGAAGTCGGAACTCTCTGCTGCTGTATATCCTAAAGGTGTAGTCATTAAGATACCAACTAAAAGAATAGACAGCCAGGTATTAACATTCCTCACTGAGCACCTCCTCCTTCCCTTTGTAAGCCTTTATTTAATTGCCTCCTTCTATCTTCTTTTTCAAACTCCTACCTCTCTTTATTATCGCCGCCGCCTCAAAATTCTCTTCTTTGATTTGGCTTCGGATTCTTTTTCCTCTTCTACAGGTGGTGCGCTTGCTTCGGCATTTGTATCGGCAAGATCGGAGCAAGGATCGTAGTGCGTACATTTCGCACACTCAGGCAGTTTTTCAATATCTGCACCTGGAGTCCCACCACCAGGACACTCAAAAGGAGCATCACTTGCGGTTTCATCAGGAGAATCTTTGGGTTGAGTTTTAGGTTGTGTCTTAGGTTCCTCCTGAGTTTTAGTCTCATCTTTTGGTGTTTCAGGCAGTTGCTCCTGTTCCGTTTCAGCATGTTTTGCTTGCTGCGCTCCCTGAAAGGCTGTCTCCATCGTTTCATAATCAGGTTTCATAATGATACATGTATCAAGGGAGAAAGATTGATCAAGAATTTCATCTGGAATTGGTTCATCTCTGGCGATGAAACGATGACCAACATAGTCAACACTATCCCTTTCCTTCCCTGAGTCATCCATAAACGTCCCCGACTTCTTGATTGAGAAAGCAATTTGTTGACCGATATCATAATCGGAGAAAGGAATGGGCGCACCACCTTTTGGACTCTTGGCAATCTCATCAATGTGTTTTTCAAAATTCCACCAAGCAACTTCCCAGATTTGAATCCCCTTCTCCTCTTCTTCTGTCGTATCATGTACCCAGACAAGGTAGAAGGTTCTGCGTTTTGGTGAAAGTTTTGCGAACTCTTTTTTGGGCAAGTGTTTACCTGCCATGTACGTGCAGATCGGATCGGGCATGTTCCACATTCTCTGCAAACAAACGAACTGGGAGTAGGAGGCGCCGATTTGCTGATGTATCCACGTGTCGATGTTGTAGGCCATCTGTCCCTCATTCGTTCTGGGATGCTGTGGACCACATATGAACGGGATACAATCGATCAGATGATCTCCGAAGCTGGGCTTCCAAAACCCAACACCCGCTGGTATGTTTTCCTTAATATAAATGGAACCATATTCAGGAAAGTCTTCACCACGATCAATACTCTCCTGAACCCTCTTCTGTAAATCTTCCTTCATCTTTTGTGTTTGTTGTCGAAAACCCATTAGGTAGTCCTCCTTTTTAGTTTTAGTTTTTTCGCTCTTGGATTATTATCAAGTACTTTTTCATGTTGGTCTTTTCGCATGTCGGTTAACATTTCACGTGCCTCTGTACCGATAGCGTTTGAATCTGCATAATAATTAGATAAGAACAATTTGACGAGATTGTCAAGCGATTCTTTTCGGTGTTGAAATGCCCACTTAGCTCCTTCTAACACGTTAGATTCATAGGTAGCTTCAATGACTAAAAAGTTGGCTTCTTGGTAGTCTTCATGGGCATTTATCCATGTAGTAATTGCAAGGTCGGTAGGCTTCTTATCAAACCCTAAGATGTCCCAACTCTGCCTCACCTGCCGATCTAATTTCGCTTTTACTACAGCAAGATTTTCCTTCGCCCGATCACGATCACGAATAGAATCAGCCCAAGCCTTTGACCACTTACCATAAAGATCAGGTTGCTCAACTAAACATATCTCCAAAGCATCCTTATCAATCGCCAAATCTTCTTTATAATTTAGATCATCTGTAGGCATTTCTTTCCTCCTTTTAGAATGGAATATCATCTCCCTGATCTGCTTGACAAGCAAGCGCACAAGCAAGCACCAAACCTAAACGTCCTGTGTACATGAAGGAGTCGGTGAACATTGAGGCGATTTGAAGAAGACCAGGAGACATAGGTTTACCAAGTATCACTTTCATTAAGTAGGTACTAATAGCGTACCTTATTTGTTCAACATCACCATTTATTTTTGGTAACATTACTCTCAATTGATCCCACTTATTTGCACCTGTTAAATTAATATCTGTCAACACCTTGCACAATTCAATGACTGAGTTTTCGTTGACCACAAGGTTCTCAATCGCTTCCTCCATCTTGTCAAAGTCTCCCATATCTAAGATAGAATCTAAGATTGATAAAGCTTGCCCAGCTGAACCCCAACAACTCTTCGCTATCTTTGAGAGAACATCATTTGGGAATGATTTTACGTCCTCTTCCTCAAGCTCTGATTCAAGTATTTCTTTAAGGAGGCTGATGATCTCCCCTCTCCGAAGCGATTTCATTTCAGCTTCAAAGCATCGGCGGCGAACTGCTTTAAGCGTATTAGGTTTAATCTTCTCAGGTTCAGAAGTACATAGGACAAAGATCACATGGGATGGTGGATTTTCAAGCATTTTCAACATTGCTTCCATCGCTGCTCCTGTTACCTGATGACACTCATCAAGGAGATAAAGCTTTTTGTCTCCTTTCATTGGGGCGGTGGCGAGTGAGGCATTTATATCACGAATTGTATCAATGCCCCTTGTGTTTGCTGAATTATACTCATAGAAATCGAAGTCGGAGATGGAAAGAAACTCTTTGATCACGTAAGCAAGGGTAGTCTTTCCAGTACCTGGTCCTCCTGTGAAGAAATAGCTTCCAGGAATATCCTTCTCCCTCCCGAGTACTGATTTAAGGCTTTCTAAAGCAGCCTCATTCCCAACCATTTCTTCAAACGACATAGGGCGATAAGCGACATTAAGTGGCATTTCTTTCCTCCCTTTCCATTATTGGCCCGATGTGTTCGAACCTTATTTTGTTGGTTGCAATTCTATTATATAAATCACCAACAGTTATGTCTTTTATCTTACTGTATTCAAATTGTGCTGGATCTCCTCCTGCTTTTCTCACAGAATCGGTAAGGGATTCCTGTAAATCTATAAATGCCTCTCCTGTTCTTTTTGCTAATGTATCATTCATATTCGCCTTCCTCCTTAGTCTGTCAGAATATTTTTTAATTAATTCATCATTATAAGGCACGATGTTATGTCCTATTTGTATGTTTAAATCATATGTTTTCATATTTTCTACCTAGGTGAATCAAATGAAACTTGAAAATAACTTGGTGCAAAAAACTCCTTATGCAATAGAAATAAGTCTACTTCCTTCCAATCACTCCCTTTGTAAGCGGTTAGATTATACATGTTATGGTATATAATATTTCGTATATGGCTACCTCTATTTATTGAGTACGCCTCCTCAGGCCCTTCTTCATACAAGATGCCTTTGATTCCTTGCTTCCGTAATTCACGAATCAGTTTGAAGGCTCTCGTTTCACCCTCCCACATCGGAGTAGACCATCTTCCGAACTTCCCCCTTATAAATGTGTAAACAGCTTTA